TTATAAGGTTATTAATGACACTTATCGTAATATGAATGCGCTCGGCTTAGCTAATCCGGCCGCTCTAGTTTGGGAGGCTCTTCCTTTAAGCTTTGTTTTCGACTGGTTTGTTCCCGTCGGAAACTGGCTGCAAGGTGCCACAGCGGAGGCTGGTCTCGAGCACCAATTCGGTTTTATGACCGAAAAGGTTCTCGGATACGAGCAACGCGCTAACCTCGGTGCGTATTATACGACCGGAGTTGGTGGGTCTACCCAGAGTTTCTCTGGCTCAGCCCAAGTTCAAACTAGAATATTTAGGCGTGATCTAAATGTTGGTAAACCGACTAACCCACCAATCAGGCCTCGAAATGTATTCGATGCCCTGGATGGCGGTAAGTTGATTACCTCTTTAGCTCTGCTTAATGTCTTTAAACAATAACTCGAAGGAGTTTCGTATGTCGGCGATTTCCGATATTACTTTGAATGATGGCGCAGATACTCCTGTTGCCACAACGTTTAGTGTTATGACTAAAGAAGGCTTGAATGCTGAATGGGCAGATACATCAGATGGTGTTCCTGTAGGTTTTCCTACAGTAACCCTTCGTATGCGTCGCTCAAACGGTAATCAAGTGCGCAAAGTCGCAGTAAAAGTCGTTCAGCCCGTGCTGAAGGAAGCCGCTGCTTCACAGTCTACCGGGTTTATCCCAGCGCCTGAAGTTCAGGGTTATGTTTCTGTTCACACAGAAATTTTAATCCCTGAAAATATCCCAGAGGCAGCCACGAAGGATGCTCTTGCATTTGCTGCAGGAGCGCTCCAGGAAGCATTCGTTAAGAATGCAGCCATTTCGGGTCAGTTCCCTTACTAAGGGTAACTTAATTCCTCTAGGAGAAGTGCATGATAAACCAATCTGTACTCGGCAAAGTCTTTGACTCGCCGATTACGTCTGACACTGAGTGTCTGCGTAGACTAATCTTGACGGCAGCTGAAGAAGCTAACTCGATCTTCTCTCTGAAAGTTTACATTCTATGTAAATATTCAGATTGGGATCAGTTAGTCACTCTTCAGGTGTCTCCTCAAGACTATCAAGAACCGTTAGATTATCTCAAGGATAATACCCTCGTTGGACTTCTAAAGAAGAACACTGGGGTTCCTGTTTCAGAAAATATCAGCCCTCGAAAGAAAGCCTACAAGGCCTTCATCGATGCTGAGATTCAATGTTACAGGACTAACCGCCTATTAATGGTTGATCCCCTGCTTAAAACGCATGGGGACGATGTTTCCGCTATTTTTCATAGCGCATCGAGAAAAATCAACCATATGTTAGGCAAGGTTCCTGAGTGGAGCAACATTCCTTTTGCTTTCGGGCCTGGCGCTGCTCTAAACGTATCTAAATATACGTCAGAGCTTGACAAGCTTGACTCCACATGGGATGTTACCACAAACGGGTTTGCCGACGCAATGGCCTTTATGGCCACTGCACCTTCGTGGTGCGCATCAACAGGATGTTCACCCTATGACGAGGCTGGTCTTATTGACCGGCTCAACATAGTTGAAGGCAGCAAACTCGCTTTCGTACCTAAGACGTCTGTCACGGATCGACCAATATGCATAGAGCCCCTCCTTAATGGAGTTATCCAAAAGGGGTACGGATCTATAATTAGAAGTCGATTACGTCGTCATGGGATTGATCTTAATCATACCCAAGACGTGCATCGATCGTTAGCTCAGCAAGGTAGTCTTCACGGACACCTCGCCACTATCGATCTAAGCAGCGCTTCTGACACTATCAGCTATATGCTAGTAATGTCTTTGTTACCACGTGAGTGGTTTGAGCGCTTAGACAACGTACGTTCTCCGTCATATACTTATGAAGGGAATACTTACTCTTTCGAGAAGTTCTCTTCAATGGGTAATGGCTACACATTCGAACTTGAGACCATGATATTCTATGCGCTTGCGAAAGCAACGCTGGAACACATGGGCATCAAAAACGCTGTGTGTAGTGTTTACGGTGACGATATAATCGTCCCGGCCGAGGCGTTCGAGACCTTAAGCACGGTCTTGAATGCATGCGGCTTCACGGTTAACGTTAGCAAATCATTCGGCACAGGCCCCTTTCGGGAGTCCTGTGGCGGTGATTTCTTCTTAGGGACAGACGTGCGATGCTTCTATCTTAAGGACACCCTCTCGCCTCGAATTTTGACCTTAATGGTCAACTTTCTTGAGCGGAAGGGCCTTCGCTTCCTATTTCCTAGGTTGCGGAAGGAGTGCCTAAAGATGATCCCTCGTCCGTTTAAAGAACATTGGGGGCCGGATGATGGGACTGATGGACACTTAGTGTCCCTCACCTCATCGACGGTAAAATATACGACTATGCGATCCGTCGCGAAGCCGTCCTGGAAACGTTCTTCGATGTACATGACTCTGTCATTATATCGTCAGATGTTCTCAGGTTTTCCAATGGTCTTTGGCCTATATGAAGCGATCCAGCCCTATGAGGGCCGGACACTCCGTAATAGGTCGTTTTACAAGCGAAAGC